TGCAGGCCCGGTACACGAATCTGTTTGCTCAGGCGACCTGGACCAGTGTCTGGAGCGATACGCTCATCGGCTCGGAACCTCTGGCCCAGTACAACGACACCGCCTTTCCAGTGGTGGTCAGTAATCTTGGCGCGTACCAAGACCGGATATTGGTTAAGTTCACGAGCGGCACGGCCTTTCAAGTCTTCGGCGAGAATCTGGGGCTGATCGCCACGGGCGTGATTAGTGAAGATTGCGCGCCGGTGAATCCGTTGACCGGCCAGCCGTACTTCACCATCGATTACCGGGGATGGGGCGCGGGATGGGCGACCGGCAACTGCCTGCGCTTCAACGTCATTGGCGCGAACTATCCCGTGGATTTAATCCGCGCTGTGCAGCCCTCGACGCCCACGGGTCTTGATGACTCGGTGGAACTTCTCTTGATTGGCAATACGGACAGTCCCTAATGCCCACTGATACCTCCGTCAAGTTTTTCACCAGCGGCATGTCCGGCGCGCCCGCGCACACGAACGCCGTGGGATCGATCATTGCTTTGCTGGACGCCTGCCTGGTCAACGGCTTTGGCAGTGTGACCCTCGACAGTCTGGTCGTTAGCAGCAACGTGGCGACCGGGACCGTCTCCACGGGCCACGGCTTTGCCATGACCGGCGCGACCGGTCCGGTGATTCGCATCGAAGGCGCGACGCCTTCAGGACTGAATGGCGACTGGCGAATCCAGACCGTGCCCAACAGTACCACCTTCACGTTCACCACGAGCGGGATAAGCAACCAGACCGCGACCGGCACGATCACCGCGAAACGCGCGCCAGCGGGCTTCGAGAAGGCGTTCAGCGGAACCGGCAAAGCCGCGTATCGTTCAGCATCGGTTGCCAGCACCAGGGGCTATTTGCGCGTACTGGATACCGATGTGGCGACGCCCGCGTCGTGGAATCAACTGCAACAATTTGAATCCATGAGCGATGTGGATACCGGGACGGGCGGCAGCACGGTGTACTACTCGCTAAAATACGTGACCAGTTCGGGCCATTGGCTGCTGGTGGCCGATGATCGGGCGTTCTATTTTGTCGCGCACACCTACCAAAGCAGTGAACCCATTGGGCAGTTCTTCTTTGGTGATCTGGCGTATCCCGCGCAACCCGCTGATGCGTATCATTGCGGGTTGATCGGCCTTCAGAGCGCAGCCACCAACAACGCCTATGGCTTGGCGCGGTTCGCGGATTCTGGCGAGTCGGGACGGCTGATGCGCAGTTACGATCAGGTCACGGCGAATGTGGGCCTGCGTCGGTATGGACACGCGCTGAACTCGAGCTACCTCAGCAACGGCGGCGGGAGTTACCTGTCCGCCCTGGGCGTGGCCGTGACGCCGGTACAGGGATGGGAGGGCGGCACGACCTATCGTGGCGACCTGCCGGGCTTTTACTCCCAAGTTCACGCCAACTTGGCGACGTGGAACATGGGCTATTATGAACACGCCGTCTTGGGGACGCTGTACGGGTATCCCATTTACAATAACGGACGGTTTCACGCCTTTTTCAGGCTCAATGGGCCGTGGCGATGAAGGTCATCGGCGCGGTCTCGATGGGGTTAGCGGGCGGCGGCTGGCACCGCATCACCGGCACGGTGACGGAACTGGGCGCGGTCGGGGCATACCGGGTGCGCTTGTTTGATCGGCGCACGGCGCTGTGCATCCGGGAAACGTGGAGTGCGGCAGATGGCGTCTATGCCTTTGAGCATCTGGCGTATCAAGCCAACGGCTATTTCGCCATTGCCCATGATCATGGCGCGAGTCCGCTGAACGCGGCGATTGCCGACCTGATTACCCCGGAACCGATGCCATGAGTAACCTGATGGGCTTCACCACGGCGCGCAAGACCAGCCGCGCGGAACTGGTCGCCAGTTGGCTCGATGGCGGCGAAGTGCGGATTTATGACGGCACGCGCCCGGCCAATGCCGATACGGCCATTTCGACACAGACCTTGCTGGTGACGCTGGCCTTGCCGAATCCCTCCGGGACGGTGACGAGCGGCGTCTGGACGGCAGGAGAGATTGACGTGGCGATGATCGCGGAAACCGGCACGGCGGCTTGGGCGCGCATCGTGACGAGTGGCGGGGTCACGGTGTTTGACGCCGATGTGGGCGTCGTCGGGAGCGGCGCGCTGATCGAAATCGACAATATCAGCCTGGTCACGGGCGGCTATTGCACCGTAGTATCCTTCACGCTCACTGAGCGGTAGTTGAGCGGTAGTCATGGCGTACACGCCGCCGGTGGGAGTCGCTGACCTGGCGCTGGTCGGGAGCTATACCCCGCCGGTCGGCGTCGCGAATCTGCAAATCGGGTTTGATCCTTCGCTCAATCGCCTGATCACCGGCGCGGGCGAAGCATTGGAACCGACCGGCCTGCTGCGCATCGGCCATTGGCTCCTGGCCGCGGCGAGTGGCGAAACCCTCGCGCCCATCGGGCGGCTTGAGATCGCCTACGATCCCAATCTGCTGTCGGCGGTCCACGGTCTGCGCGAGGCACACTGGCAAGGCGGGGCCTTGTCGCTCGCCGGAATTCGTGAACGGCTGCAACCGGCGCTGGGTCTGCACGGGTCAGGACTCGATCACTGGACAGCGGCTTTGGCTTTACCGGACGCGACGATCAGCACTTGGCAAGACTCCGAACACCTCGCGGGAACCGGGGTAGAGACGTGGCAAGCCGCCGACTTCGCCGCGAACAGCACGCAGCCTTTCTGGCAATCGGCGGCCTTCGTCGCCCAGAGTGGCGAAGAGACCTGGCAGGAAGCGACGGCGGCCAGTCAGTTCACGCAAGACACCTGGCGCGATTTGCCGCGCATCGAAGTGTCGCTGGACAGTCATTGGCAAGACGGGCGCGTCCAGTCGTTGCGCCTCGACGATCCGTTCAGCGATGGCCGGTTCCTGCTGCAAACCGAAGTCGAAATCTGGCAACAGGCCGGGTATCCCGGTAATGCCGCCAATCCGCAGAAAGACGCGATTCCCGTCCCGCTGAAAACGCCCTGGGGAACGGCGCTTAAGCTCGCCTGTCCCTTGCCCGGAACCGCGCTCAAGATCGGGCGCGTCCATTGTATCCTCATTGCTGAGCGCGAAGTCGCCGTCAGGAGTAGCTACATGTCAGTCAATAGCGCCTCGTTAGTGCGCTGGCCGGATTTAACGCCGTTGCCCTGCACGTCCCTGACAATTGAAACCGACTTTGATAGTTGGTGCTGGGCGTTGTCGGCGACGCTGGCCGGACCGGAGGCTTGGGGACTCGTTCAGCCGAACCCGCTGGCCTGCGAAGTGCTGGCGACGATCAACGGGCAAGCCTGGAAGTTCCTGCTCGATGTCCCCAGTACGAACCGGAGCTTCAACTCCGACCAAGTGACCCTCAAAGGGCGTTCGCGCTCGGCGTGGCTGCATGATCCGTATACGCCCAGTCGGGATTTTAGCGAAAGCAACGCCCGCGAGATGCAGCAACTGGGCGAGGCCGCGCTCGACAACACCGGCTGGACGCTGAACTGGCAAGGCGAGAACTGGGTCGTTCCTGCCGGACGCTACAACAGTTGGAATACGCCCATCGGCGTCCTCATGCGCTTGGCGAACACCACGGATGATGGCGTGTACACCGACCCCGACTTGCAAGTGATGACGCTCCAGAAACGCTGGCCGGTCGCCAGTTGGTTGATCGAGGGCGAAGTCGTGGACGTACTCATCCCGGAAGCGGCGATCATCAGCCTCTCGCAAAGCCCGCTCTACTCGCAACCGCTGAACGGGGTCTATGTCAGCGGGACTTCGCACGGGGTCTTGGCGCTGGTCAAGATCGCCGGGACGGACGGGGCGTTGCAACCGGCAGAACCGCTCACGAACGAATTGCTGTGCGATACCGAAGGCGTGGCCGCACGGCAACGGGGACTCAATGCCCTGAGTGATTCGGGCGCCGGGTTCACGATGGACGCGGAGACGCTGTTCAACCCGCCGACGTTTCCCTTGGTGCCGCCGGGCTTGATCGTCAGTATCGCCGGGATGAAGGGCGTGAGCCGCAGTTGCCGGGTGACGGCGCAATGGAGTAGCGGATTGCAGGTCAAGCAGAGCATCGGCCTGGAACGCCGGGAGGTGGAATCATGAGGAACCTTTACAAGCGCTTCTCGGCGTTGACTGGACGCTCGCTGCGCACCGTCGGCACCTGTATCAGCGCCGATTTCGGCGAGTGTACAATCCAGTATCCGGGCGGGGGATTAGTGCGGGTGAAAGGCGCGGGCGTCGTGGACACCCGCTATTTTGTGCTGGACGGACGGCTGGACGGCGAAGCGCCCAGTCTGGGGAGTTTGATCGTCGAGGTGTGAGC